TAATAACACTAATTGTTTTTCTTAAATTTTCTACAGCTTTATCATAGACACCTTCCATAGTGTCTGTCCAGAACGAATTTCCTATGATTTTATCATAAAGAGTTTTAAATAAATTCTGTACACTAATAGAAAAGTTTCTTATAGTACGTTGAGCACGACCTAATAAAGTGGTTCGTTCATTAATAGCATCAATTAATCTACTCCAACTTTTTGTCATAAAGTCAGATTGTTTAATTACTAAGCTAGCAAGTTGTCCAAAATTACCACCAAAGGCTTCAAGTATTTCTGAAGTATTTCCTTTAATAAAACCAAAAGAAATATTTGTAAATAGTCCTTCAATTCTATCTCTTGTAGAAGTAATTCCAGTGTTAAACAGATTTAAAAATGCTTCAAATGTTCTTCTTAATTGTTGAAATACAACTAAAAGACCTGTTACAACGTAAGCAACACCATCAAGTGCTAAAACAGATCTTACTAGAGCTTTAAATAATTCACCAATTACTCCAACTACTTTTCCAAATCTTTCAAAAGAAACATATCTAAAAGCAAGTAATTTTTGATCAACAATACCTAAGTAAATACCTGTATTTAATAGTGCAAAGTTAGTAGATCTAATTCCTCTTTCAATAAAATTAGAAACATTATACCAACGATTACCATAAGCACTGATTACTTCGGCTAAGTTTTCTAGTTCTCGTCCAAATTCTATTAAACTATTTGCTTGAAATAATCTAAATATTGTGCCTTCAAAGTTTAATCCAAAAACATCAGATACAAAAGCTTCTAATGTACCTGCTACAAAAGCAATTTCCGTACCAAGCCTAGCAAAACCAAAAGTTGCTAGTGCAGCTACATCATCACTTAATGTTCTCATTGGAAGAATAACTCTAGGAAGTGCGTCTATAACTCTTCCAAAAGTTGCGCCTACAACAGCTGCCAATCCTCCAAAAACAACAGTTAAACCATAAGTAGTACTTTCAACAATACTAAAAGCATTAGCTATTTCAGTTGATATCAAATTAGCATTACTATTAATTGATTCTGCTAATCCTCTAAAGAAGAAAGATACTGAACCAATAGCTAACGTTATTTTATCAAATTGTCCAATAACTCTTCCGAATTGATCAAACAAAACAGTAAGAGCTTGTCCTACAGTTCCTTGTGTTAACAAGAATTCTGCTGCAATAGCGTCAGATTGACCTTTAACAGCATTAAATACTACCTCAGTAGTTAAAGCACCTTGTTCAGCTAGTTTTCTAAGCGCTCCAATAGGAACATCCATGCTGTCGGCAATAGCTTGAGCGATTCTAGGTGTTTGTTCTAATACTGAGTTAAGTTCTTGACCTCTTAACTCACCTGCAGCTAAACCTTGACCTAATTGAAATAAAGCAGCTCTAGCTGTTTCTGTTCCAGCACCACTAATAGCAACTGCTTGTTGTATAGTTTTAGTAATGCCAACTAATTCAGTTGCACCAACACCATCAAGTGCTCTACCAAATCTATTAAAAGTTTCAACACTAGTTTCAATTCCTGATCTTGTTTGTAAAGACACATTATACAATTGATCTAATGTTGTAGATAATTCTTTTGTTCGACCAGTTACAAGAGCTATTCTGTTTTCTAATTCAATAAATTTATCTGATGCCCTTGTTAAAGCATCGGCACTAAACGCAAAGGTAATAGCAGTACCAATAGCAGTAATTGCTCTTTCTACTGTTCTTGCGCTTCTTTCAATACCTTGAATACTTCTTTGAAGTCTAGCAAGATCTCGTTGTGCTGGACGACTATCCGAGCGTACTCTAATTTCTACGCCACTCATATATTCCTCCTTAATAAAATTGCCCCTAACAATAATCTCTATTTTGAGATACCATCAGGGGCAAATGTTTTTTAACTAGGGGATATTAGTCCTATCCGCGAAAGGACTTGTTCAATAAAAAACTTAGGGGCTTGTCTACTATGTCCTTTGTTAAGAATATCTATATATTCTACATCATTAGAAATAGTACCACCAATTGTTTCACCGTTAACAAATCCTCTTTCTATTTTATGTTTCCAGCCTTTTCTTGCTCTACCTGTATCAACAGGAGTAACTTCTCTTAAAGTTTTAGTTGCAAAAATAATTCGACCTTCAATATCATCGTTTGCAAGTTGATAGATTTCTCTTTCAACCCTTTTCATTTCAGCAGCAAAGTTTACTACATCTAAACTAACTCTATTAACCATTTTTTGTTTCCCATGGTCTATTAGTTAAATTGTCGCCATCTTTGGCGTTTTTCATTAATTCTAGGAATCTTCCAGATGGAGCTACTTTACCTGCAGTTTTAGATTTTGATTCTTCTTCTGCTATTTTAATTTGTCTTAAAGAAGGAAAATATTCTTCTGCTTTTCCTTTAGCACCCCAAGCCTTCAATAATAAAAATGTCCTATGATCTGCATCCCAACCAACTGGTCTTCTTTTAAAGAATTCAGTCCATTTGATTAATTCATCATAAGGCATTTCTCTTTCTAATTGATAAACAGGAATTTTTAATTGATAAGCAATTTCATATATTGTCTCTTCTTCAGAGGTTAGTTTCCCTCATCTGAGGCTCCACCCATTCCAGAAAATCCAACTGATTTTTCAACTAAACTAGTTAGTTCTCCTAAAGGAAAATTATCAAATTCTTCATCGGTCATTTCTTCTGCACCTTTAACTGTTCGTCTTAGAATTTCGCGTACAATTTTAAGTTGAGAAGTTTCATCTTTAGCTTTAGAAAGAGCAGTAATTTCTTTCTGAACTTTTAGGACTTCTTTGACAGTTAATTTTCTTACCTGAACTTTATCTCCCATAAAGTCAAATTCTTCAATAATTTCTTTACCAACTAAATGTTTCATAATTTTTCCTTAAATAATCTTGTCTTTTTCTGTAAATAACTCTGGGTTATTAGCTTGAAAGTCATCAAGCATTTTCCTGACTTTGTGCAATGTATCTAAAGTTTCCATAATTTCTTTTCCCATTGCAGAGTCGTTGTCAAAGTCTTGAAAACGTTCAAAACTCTTACGAATACTAATATCAACACTTCTGCGCATATGTCGGAAGGTTGTTCTCATAACAAATGTTTTACTAAATGGTTTGTCTGTCATAATCTTTCTCATATATAAGGGAAGCCCTTTCGGACTCCCCAAATTATTTTATAATTAAGGCAATGTTGCTGGACCAAAGAAGTCAGACTGTGCTGACAAAGTAACAGTCGCAGTAGTAGCATCAGTCAACGCAGGGTTAACCAAGATAGCTTCGATTTTACCTCTAAAGTAAAATTCTGTATTACCATAAGCCAAAGCAGTGTTAGCTGTATCTAAGCTAGCTGCTAAGTCTGTAGACTGAGTACACATCATAAAACGGAAAGCAACTTCTGTACCGATTAATGAGTGGAAATCTGTCATATCATCTGAAATATAGTTCACTGTAACTTCCAATGAAGGAGCGTCAGCTTGACCTTGTACCTGTGATGATGTATTTTGTCCGTACACAGGAACGTTAACAATGTTCGCAGGTGTACCAATTGAAGGGAATTCACGCACAGAAGGCATACGCTTAACATCACTCGCGTTTGCTGTAACAAACAAATCTGCAAATTCTGATGCTGTATCAACTGTTGCGGCTACTGCCCCTGAATAGATGTCTAGGTAAGAAAAGATACCTGCACCTAAGGTTGTAATATGAGCCATTTTTATTCTCCATAAATTTTAAATGGTATTATGTAACTTGCACTGTATAGTGCCTGATTTTTTGGGTCTAACCCTTCCACATTAAGATAAGATGTATATAACTCTGTTCCTCTAGTTAATTTTTTGTTTTGTAAAACATTATCAAGTATATCTGAAATAGTCATAATTCTAGATTGTCCTTCACCTGCTGAAACAAAAATTTTAACAGCAACTAATCCTGACAATTCTTTATTGCTACCACCATATGCATGATTTTCACTACTGCTTGGTAAAACATTAAGTCTACAAAACTCTGTTTCATTAGAAATAGTACCTTGATAATTATCTGGGTAAATATCTATACTATTTGCTAACCATGCACTAGATGCAAAAACAGCTTCAATATCGTCTAATACGTTATCAAACATTATTTCACCTCTCTACTTAATTGAGCTTCAATAATGAAATTATTATCGCTATAATCAACGATATTAAATACTTTTGTACCTACAGTTAAAGTATCATACACTGAAAGATCTTCTCCTGATCTCATAAGAGCAGTAGTAATAAATCCTTCACCAGAAGCTTTTTGTGCTGTTTGTATAATAACATCAACTGTTTTAGTTGTGCTAGTGCTAACTGTTGCTCTAGCCGCAAAGTCATAAGTAGTAACACTTTTACTTGTTAGTGTTCCTTGTTGAACTAAATCACCTGCAGCCGCAAATGCTTTATTGACAGCAGCAGTCACTTTTGCAGATAGTGACATTAATTAGCCCTCCACCATGTATTACTATTCATTCCTCTACTAATAAGAGGTCTTAATGGCTTTAAGATAATTGATGGTGTAATAGAAGTTCTAGAAACATCACCATTACTGTCAGATAGACTAATACTACCAACAGAAATACTTTCAAAAGTTTGAGTCTTTTGAGCAATTAAATCTTCATTTTGTAGTAAATGTAAAGCTTGTTCATAGACTGCTATTTTAACTTGAGAGGGAATTTCATCATCAGCAATTGTAATATCCTGACCCATTCGAGGATCGTAGTACGTTGCTTGCTTTCGAGGAAATGCCAGAGATTGAGAAGAGCTAACTGCAATACCGATCCATGATCGATTATCTATTAGCTGTGTAGCTGTAACAAGGGCTTGTTCTTTCAACGCTTCTGCTGCAGTTGTCCATTCATCTGCATCAATACGAGTTGTAAAGTAAGTATCAGCTTCAGTTATCGTTACGTAGCTATTTGTATTAAGAACTAAAGCCATTAGCTCCTCCTAAATCTTATGAATGGAAGATAGGCAAGATGCCTAGGTTTAATGCGTCCATTTTACGAGTCCAAGATGCTGCTGCACCAAGAGTTGTGTTAGTTGCAAATGCATTAGTTGCACCTGACCAATCGTAACCTTGTGGATGCATAATAAAACCGTAACGATACCAAATATTTGTAGAACCACCACCTGTGTATGAAGCTGCATTGCGGTCAACTTCTACAGGAGTAGGAACAGAAACATTAGCTGCTGCTACTGATTGTGGTTTAATTACAAAAGAACATTTAGTTGATTGTGCGTTTACATCACCTGTTTCGGTTGTTGCACGTTGACTTGCACGAGTCATTACAAGACGGAACTTGCCACCAAAGATAGTGTTGAAGTTCATGTTACCATCTGTAATCATTGTTTCGTCAACTAAATTAGCTGCACGCATTTCTGCCATAATTTCAGGAGAAGTTACAAGATACATAAAGTCTGGTTCATGATCTTTATATGCCATTCCGATTGCTTGGAATAGACGCTCACCTCTTGCTGCACCTGTTGCAGTAGCATCAAAGAGTTTACGTGCATCAGATGTACCTGTAGCTGCTGCACCAAATTGACCTGCTGCGTTAACATCAACGAAGAAGCCTGTGTTAGCTGCGTCTGCATTTGTATCGAAGTCTACGATACCACCGTTACCTGTTCCACCTGCGTCACCAAGTCCTGTTTCAGAAGCTGCAACACCCTTTAGGCAAGCCATAAGAGCATTACCTTCGTCATCACCGCGTACTTGAGCAAAATCTCTAGCAATCTTAGCAAGACCATCTTGCTTTGAAA